GGCTGTTGCTGGTGGCGACATTGTCGCCAATCAGTACCTCTATCTTGTTGGTCAGGGAACCGCGAATGCGGCGTACACCGCAGGTCGTCTGCTGATCGAAATCTTTGGCTACGACGCCTAATCGGCAGGGGGCTTCGGCCCCCTCCTTTCCATAGGAGGCCGAAATGGCAATGCAAACTGACGTCAAGTCCGTACACACCGAAGCTACCGCCACAATCGTAGCCTTCAGAACCCGCATCAAGGGATACCACGTTATCTCCGGGGGTACTGCTGGCGATGTCATCTTCCGCGATGGGAGCGTGAGCGGGCCTATCCTCCTCCAATTCAACATCGGGACGGGTACGCAGCCCATCGTTATGCTCATCCCCGGCGAGGGCATTCTCGCCCAATCCGGCGTCCATGTGACGCTGCCCGCCACAGCGAAGGTGACGACCTTCTATGGATAAGGTGAGCATCTTTCAGGTCGCGCAGTTCATCACGCAGTGGATTGTCCTCCCTGTGGCGGGGTTCGTGTGGCTCATGCACAAGACGCAGCAGGACCATGCAACCAAGATTGCCGTCATGGAGGCCGTCCACACGGCCAACAAGGAGGCTCACGACCGCGAGTTCAAAGAACTGCGCGAGAGTTTCAAGGCGGTCTTCGTGAAGCTGGACACCATCGAACAGGCACTGAGGAAGTGACATGGCAAAGACCCCGGCTTGGACGCGCAAGGAAGGCAAGAACCCCAAGGGTGGCCTGAACGCCAAGGGTCGGGCCTCTGCCAAGGCTCAGGGCATGAACCTGAAGGCACCGCAGCCTGAGGGTGGCTCCCGCCGCGACAGCTTCTGCGCCCGCATGAAGGGCATGAAGAAGAAGCTGACCAGCGCGAAGACTGCGAACGATCCGAACAGCCGGATCAACAAGAGCCTCCGGGCTTGGAAGTGTTGAGGTGGTGTCATGAAGAAGAACGACAAAGTCGGCAAGGTGATGAAGGAGTTCAAGGCCGGGGAACTCCACGCCGGGAAAGACCCCAAGGGTCCGAAGAAGGCACCCATCGTGAAGAACCGGAAACAAGCAATCGCCATCGCCCTCTCTGAGGCTGGCGCGTCAAAGGGGAAGAAGAAATGAGCATGGGTCGTTCCAGCATGGGCAAGCAGATTGCCGTCACCCGTTCGTCCAGAGACGGCGTCACGGGGAAGTCTGATGGCATGATGCCGCAGCCCTCTGCGAAGCCGATTGCCATGAAGAGCGGCGGCAAGGTCGGTCGTGGCGATGGCTGCTGCATGAAGGGCAAGACCAAGGGAAGGTCTGTCTGACCTATGGGCCGCACGAACGAGAAGCTGTGGGAGCAGTCCAAGGCTCAGGCCAAGGCCAAGATGGGCGGGAAGCATTCCGCCCGCGCCATGCAGCTTGCCGGGAAAATCTACAAGGACAAGGGCGGCTCGTATACAGGCGAGAAGACTGAGGCCCAGAAGTCCATGTCAAAGTGGACCAAGGAGGACTGGGGGACCAAGAGCGGGGGGAACTCCACTGTTGGCCCCAAGCCCACCGGGGAGAGATACCTCCCGAAGAAGGCGCGTGAGTCGCTGAGTTCGTCAGAGTACGCAGCGACCACCAAGGCCAAGCGGGAGGGGACTGCGAAGGGAAAGCAGTTCGTTGCCCAGCCGAAACGCATCGCCAAGAAGACGGCAAAATTCAGGGACTAAGTGATGACCATCGTTGTTCCAGACCTGCCCGAACTGTTTGAGGAAGCCTTCGAGAGGGCTGGCCTTGAGATGCGGTCTGGCTACGACCTGAAGACGGCCCGCCGCAGCCTCAACCTCATGACGCTGGAGTGGGCCAACCGGGGCCTGAACCTCTGGACCATTGAGGGCGGCACCATCCCTCTGGTGGCTGGCACGGCGACGTACACCCTGCCCTCTGGGACCGTGGACATCATCGAACACCAGCTTCGCACCGGGACCGGGACGTCGCAGACGGACACGTTCGTTGAGCGCATCTCCGTCTCGACCTATGCCCAGCAGACCAACAAGAACACCACCGGGAGGCCGACCCAGATTTACGTCCGTCGCCTCGCCACCCTCACCGACTTCACGCTGTGGCCCGTCCCTGACGCGACCATGCCGTACACCCTGCTGTACTATCGGCTGAAGTTCATCGACGGCCTGTCGTCCGGTATTGGTGGTGATGTGACGACCATCCCGCCCCGGTTCGTCCCGGCGCTGGTTGCTGGTCTGGCGTACTACATCGCGGCCAAGAAGCCGAGGTCGCAGGCGATGGTCCCCATGCTCAAGCAGGAGTATGAGGAGCAGTTCGCTTTGGCAGCAGATGAGGACCGCGACCGCGCTTCGGTCAGCTTCGTCCCATCAAGCCCGTGGAGTTATTGATGGCATACGCAAAGGGCAGCAAGGCCTTCGGGTTCTGCGACAAGACGGGGTTCCGTTACCCTCTGGGCGACCTTGTCTACGAGTTCAAGAACGGCCAGCGCACTGGCTCCAGAGTGGGGCGTGACGTCCGTGACCCTGACCAGCCCCAGAACTTTCTGGGCAAGGTGAAGATCAACGATCCGCAGTCCCTGTACAACCCGCGCCCGGACACCTCCCTCGCACAGGCCAACGCCCTGTGGGGCTGGAACCCAATTTGGAACTCGGCGCAGTATATGGTAGCCTCCGTTGGCACCGTCACTGTCACCACCACCTGAAAGGAGACGCTCCGATGAGCCTCGCACCCAAGAAGTCCATGCGCCCGAAGCGCAATCCGATCTACGACACCAACAGCCCAAAGTCTGTTGAGGACCGCTCCACCCGCGAGATGAAGAAGGGCGGCAAGGTCGAAGGCTCCGCCAAGGACATGCGCGAAGACAAGGCGATGGCCAAGAAGGCTGGCATGAGCATGGCCAAGTGGGAAAAGTCGGCTGCTGACAAGAAGCACGACGCCCCCAAGAAGATGGCTGGCGGTGGCATGTGCGGCCCCAAGAAGATGGTCACTGGCGGCACCGTTGCGCGTGGCATGGGCGCTGCACGGCGTGGTGGCGCGTTCGGGAAGAACGGCTGAAAAGTTCGAACGAACTTTCGGGGTGAAAGATGAACTACGCTGAACTGACGCAGGCGATCCAAGACTACACGGACAATCAGGAAGCCACCTTCGTGGCCAACATTCCCACGTTCGTGCAGCAGGCGGAGCAGCGCATCTACAGGTCCGTCCTGATCCCCGAACTCCGCAAGAACGCGACCGGGACCATGCAGTCTGGGAACCGCTATCTGGCGCGTCCCTCCGACTTCCTGTCGATGTTCGCCTTGGCCGTGATCGACGGGGCTGGCTCCTACAGCTACCTCTACGACAAGGACATGAACTTCATGCGGGAGGCCTACCCTGACCCCAGCGTCACAGGCCTCCCCAAGTACTATGCCCAGTTCGACGGCGATGTCCCAACCGCGACCGGGAACTTCCTCCTCGGCCCCACCCCGGACGGGAACTACGTTGTGGAGGTCCAGTACTACTACGACCCGCCGTCCATCGTGACGCAGGGGACGTCATGGCTGGGTGAGAACGCTGAGGGCGCTATGCTGTATGGCAGCCTGCTGGAGGCATACACCTTCATGAAGGGCGATGCCGACCTGATGGCGGAATACCAGTCCCGGTATGACTCCGCGATGGCACAGCTTGGCGTCGTGGACCAGCGCAGCAAGCGCGACAGCTACCGGGACGGAGAGGCGAGGATGGAATGACACAGGCAATGACTATGGGCCTGCCGCAGCACAAGATGCTGGTGGGCGTACACACCACTGAAGGGCGCGGCTCCACCCCAGAAGAGGTGGCATCGCGCTGCGCGGACAAGCTGATGCAAGTCTCTGATTCGGCCCCCGTCGAAATCCGAGATCAGGCCCGCGCCTTCAAGGCCCGCATCGAACAGGTGGTCGCCCACTACATGCGCGAGGCTATCGCCTCAGACCGCACAACCGTATACAATGCCATCAAGGATGCAGGGCATCCCGAACTGGCCGAAATGATCAGGAGGCTCTGATGGCATTCACTGGGAACTTCATGTGTACCTCTTTCAAGGATGAAATCCTTGAGGGCGTCCACGACTTCCGCTCTTCTGGCGGCGACACCTTCAAGCTGGCTCTGTACACAAACTCGGCCAGCTTCACCGCTGCGACGACTGCGTACACCGCAACGAACGAAGTGGCGGCTTCGGGTTCGTACACTGCTGGTGGTGGCACCCTGACGAACGTCTCTCCGGTCACCTCCGGGACCACGGCGTTCACCGACTTTGCCGACCTGACCTTCACCACCGCGACGATCACTGCGCGTGGGGCGCTGATCTACAACACCACCCCGGCGCACACCTACACCAACCCGACCGTGGTGGTTCTGGACTTCGGCTCCGACCGGACCTCGACGGCAGGCGACTTCACCATCGTCTTCCCGACCGCAGACGCATCGAACGCCATCATCCGAATCGCCTGAGGCCTGACAGATGACCACGCTGGTAAACCGCGCCAAGATGACCACGGCAACGACGGGGACGGGGACAATCACCCTCGGCTCCGCCCTTTCCGGGTTTCAGACGTTTGCAGCCGCTGGCGTGGCCAACACCAACTC